CTGTAATGTTTATCTGTATGGCTGACCTACCTGCTCCTTTTACTACGTCTTTTTCAAAGACAGCAGTAGGTAATATTCTGTCCATAACAAGCTTCCATGCCGCCGCTTGATTCTTATGGTCATCATTTAGAGCCGCATCAAATATCGACTCTAATACTTTTCTTGACTTTGGGGAAGACAACATCCTCCCTTTGTATTCATTGATTATTGCGGCATCACCTTTGGGCCTACCGCGAGACAATCCAGTCTTCCCTCTTTCCCTAGAAACCATCTCATTCTTCTTAGGACGGCCTCTCTTTACCTTAGTATTCATAAGTATACTCTTCGTTATCTTTAGTATGTTATTTATTAAATAAACTTAATAAACAAACTAAAGGCTTTTAGGTTTACTTTATTAACTTTAGTTATCCTTTCTATTATAGCATATTTTTAGCCATTTGTCAAGCTTTTCTTGTGTGTCCTTTTATTGTCTGTGTACGTCATATGGGGGCCGATCAGATTTCACTTGTAAATCAATAACTTACATAAGGGGCCAAAGGAGTCTTTTTTTTCTAATTTAGCCTTTTTTGTATACGTGCGGGTACACTAAGACTCTCGCGATTCGCCAGACCCCCCCGCCCCATGGTAACATTTTTGAATCCAAAAGTCAACAAAAGAAATCACAAGAATCCCCGGGGAACCACAAAGGGGTTCTCAAGTCAACAAGTGTGTGTGACCGTGCGGGTACTATTGGTCACCCTTTATGATTGACTGTTGCGTTCTTGTGTGTGACCATCGAGACTCATTCATTAATAAAGGTTTATATATATGAGCTATTACAAAAGGAAAAAAGCAAGGGAAGCCCGGCGAGTTCTAAAGTATGTTCTTGCGTGGTGTTTTGTATTGCTTCCGGCGGCTTTATTCTTTGGGGAGCTTGCGAGCTTAGGCATCAATAAGACCCCGGGAATAATTACAACTCTGATACTAGAGCATCAAAATAACATTAACCAATAAAAGGATAAAACCTAATGAGATATAGAAGCTACGAAAGAACCCCGAGGAATTCGCGAGAGCTAAGTCAATCCGATGTTAAATTATGTCAGTTATATGATTTGGTTTATTTCGCAAGTGGTGAGCTTGAAGAATTAAACGGGGAAGAACTAAAAAACCATGAGTATTCGGTTCACAGGGCTGAGAGATTATTAAATGAAGCTCTAGAAGTAATTGGGGACATTGCAAAAGATAGGCAACCGCTCCCAGTGATTGAATCAAATTATTTCACTAGTAAAGCGGATTACTACCGAATTGAAAAGGGGGCTCTATAATGGACGAGCGTTACAACGTGCCGGAAGTGGTCAAAGTATTTGTGGATAATTACGAAGACCCACAAGGTGAAGAACAACCAATAGAGGAGGGTAATAAATGCCCAGAGTAATAATAAAAGAGGGTTCACCCGTGGCCCTAAGATTTCACGGATTAAAACAATTTAAAAAGGATTTCTCTAGGCATTTCGAAGAATCCGAAAATTATTACGTGTTCAACTCGTTGACACATTTCAACCTCGGCATTTTTGATGCTAGATATACGGTGATCAATGGTGACTTAAAGAAAACCGGCAATATTTGGACTACTTACTAGCAATCGATTAACTCCCATTTACCCCGGTTTATCCGGGGTTTTTTTTGTTTACAGTAAATTGAATAATATGCTATAATAATAATTGGAGGTACTATTTATGCGAACACTAACAAAACAACGGGCAACTGTTAAGAGTTTACCAAATAAAAAGGGTTTTATATTATATGATGGCCCGAGCGTTCTCGATGGATCGCCGATTGTATGCATAGCGACTCTATCAACTAGCAATAGAAAAACGGGCGCGATGATTCAAACGTGGATTTTAAGAGCTGATAAAGATCCAGTAACCGCGAGCAAATTGGGTGATGATGTCTCGATTTGTGGTAATTGTCCCCTACGTCATCACACTGGCGGGGCGTGTTATGTTAATATAGGTCAGGCTCCGCGCTCTATCTTTGACGGGTTCATCCGTGGTATCTATGAGCCTTTTGATTATAATCAGCATAAGGGCTACTTTTCGGGTCGTAAAGTTCGATTAGGTGCATACGGTGACCCGGCGGCGGTTCCCTTTGAGATACTTAGTATAATAGTAGATTTATCAGCCGGCCACACGGGATATACTCACCAGATAAAACACAAGAATTTTGATAAAAGGATCATGCGTTTATGTATGGTTTCAGCGGATAGCCCTAAGCAAGCTTTAAAGTATCAATCAATGGGGGCCCATACTTTCCGCGTGGCTCTAGCTGACGATGCATTATTTGACAATGAAATCGAATGTCTCGCGGATTCTAAAGGGCTCTCATGCCTTGAGTGTGGTCTGTGCGATGGTCAGACAAAAAATATAGCAATCGCGGTTCACGGTTCGCGGTCTTCTAGATTCAAGTCTAATTTAATCGCGGTCGGCGGTTAAAGTAATAATTTATATTTTACAGAGAGAGGTAAAAAAGTGAGTAATATCAATAACTTAACGCCTAAGCTGCTGGAAATTCTAGAAATTTCTGACAAGCTTTCAGAGGCTATTTGTGCAATAAATTCAGATGAGCATCGAATCCCTTGGAGGGTGTTTAATGAATTAATGAAGCTAGAAAAAGCGGTTTTAGTTTTTAATGAAAAAATAAATAAATCGGAGGCAATAAACGGATGTTAACAATCGAGGAGGAATTAATTTTAATTGAAACTGAAGCGGAAAGCCGGGACGTTGACGCGGTCGAATTGTTAGAGTTAATCAGAAAAAAACTCTCAGAAAAAAACGATTTGGGTGAATACGCTGAACATTTGGAAAAAATTATTTGTAGTTTTAACACGGGCGAAGCTTTTGAAAAAATCGCTCATCATATAACCTATGAAATGGAGGAGTACTAAAGATGGAGAGTAACTTAAAAAATGAGGTTTATGAGACTTTGTCCATAATGCCGGAAATGGTCACAGTTGAAGAAACTGACCCCATGTGGGATTTAAAAAGCATGCAAGATTTCGTTGGAGGTTTAATTGAAAGAATACCTCTATATAATGGCGATGATCTGGTGATCAATGAAGAGGGTTTATATTTGGATTTACCGATCAATGTGAAAGCCACCGAAATCTTTTTCACCAGTATCGGTAACGGTAATAGAAACGAGGGTGTTGAATGGGCCAGAAAAAAACGTATAACACCTATTGTTGGAGATGTTTTACTATTTAAAGGAGGAATGAGAGATGCCTAGGGAATTGTGTGATATTTGGGGAGATCAATACGAAGCAATGATTGACCCCTTTTGGGACGTTGCGGGAAAATCTGAAGAGCTCGCAGAAACTTACGAGTCACGCCATGAGTATGAGGAGGATATGGAACTCAAAAGAGCTGAGATGATGGAGGAGGTTTACTTAAACAGTAAGTAACTGAGAAGCCCATTCTAACGAGTGGGTTTTCAATTATTTACTTTAAAAAAGAGGGATAAGTATATGTTTACAAAGAGATTTGGAAAAAAGCACTTGACATTTGAGTTCAGAAATGGTACAGGACTTGATATTGAATTTGCTGATTCCAGACCCGTGTGGATTATTGATACAGAAACCGGGGAATTAAGTGCAATGGCTTTTAAAGGTATTATTTTACTTTTACCGCTAATTGTGATAACATATGGAGAAGTACATCAAGAAATGGAGGTAATATTTGATGGGAAAACTTAAACAACTTTTAATCGATAATGAAGAGTTTAACAACGGAGTCGAAGAGTTACGCCTTGAACCAGAACAACGTGAGGAAATGGTTGATGAAATGGTTGAGCATGATTTGGCTTATTTAAGCTTAGATGCCGCTAGACAACTAGCAAAGGACGCACTCCGAGATTCATACAAAGCTTTTTCAGATTCCGAGATAAAGTTTACATATAATCGCGGCATAGGGCGATATGAGCAGATGTAAAGCCTGTGATGTCATTTTGACTGATTTCGAGATGACACGGAAGGAAAAAATCAACTGGTTAACTAGGAGAAATCTTAGGCCAGATAAGTATCTTGATCTTTGCCTAAAGTGTCTCTCGATATCAAATGAAGCTTTACTTGAAGGTAAAAATAAAATTGAAAACAGAAGTTATGAAGAAGTCATGGAGTTATTAAATGACCAATGATGACTTTTCGGTCACAGTTATTTTACTTCTTTCCGTGTTATTGTGTTATAATATCCTTAAGTACTTTAGTTTTTTATTTAATTAATATTCTTTAGTACTAAATTAAACTAAACAAACCAAAGAGGTAAAGTATGTCAGTAGATATATTAGAAGGTAAAGTAGCCTTTATGAATCTAGAGGAACCTGAGTTTTATCAAGGACAATCAACTGGTAAATACTCTATTGTTTTGTCTCTAGACGAGAAGACATCCAATAAGTTATTAGATATTGGTGTCAAGTTAAAAGAGTACGAAGGTATCAAACAAAGAAAATTTTCAACGAAGTACAAAGTGCCTGTTTTTGATGCTGATGGGACTCCGTTTGAAGGTGAGATACCTAGAGGTTCAAAAGTGAGAGTAATGTACACCGAAGGTAATGAACATCCCGTGCATGGTACAGCTACTTACTTAAATAAAGTTAAAGTTATTGAGTTAAATGAACAACTCGGAGATGGTGACTTTTGAGATCAGATGACGATTCAAAGTTTATTCAACATGAGCCATGCCCTAAGTGTGGCTCTAAGGATAACTTAGCTAGATATTCAGATGGTCACGCCTATTGTTTTTCATCCGGTTGCGGATACCATGAAAAATCAAACGGTAACGTGGTTAGTCTGGAAAGATTTAAACAAACGAGGTCTTTGGATATGACAGGAGTGGTTGCGGCAATCCCAGATCGAAGAATCAGCCAAAATATAGCTAGTAAGTATGGAGTTACGGTTGAGTTCGGAACAGATGGAAAAATTACAAAACACCATTATCCTTACTATGATAAGGATTCAAAAAACATAATCGCATCTAAAGTAAGAATATGCGATAACAAAACCTTTTACTCTACAGGAGATTTTCATAATGTCGGGCTATTCGGGCAACAGGCGTTCCAAGGTGGCGGTCAATACATTACGATCACAGAGGGCGAGGTCTGTTGCTTGGCTGTCTGTGAAATGTTCGATGGGAAATACCCCGTTGTATCCATTAGAAGCGGAGCGGCAGGAGCAGTCAAAGATATCAAAGAAAACCTAGAGTGGTTAGAGACATTTAAGAATGTAATTATTTGTTTTGATAGTGATAAAGCAGGACAGGATGCCGCGAAGCGTGTTCTTGATCTTTTTAGTCCTAATAAAGCAAAGAATGTAGTACTGCCGATAAAAGATGCGGGTGCTATGTTAGAGCAAAATAAAGTTCAAGCTTTTGTCCGTGAGTGGTGGAACGCAAAAACCTATCAGCCTGATGGTATAGTGCCCGGTAAGGACACTTGGGAGCTGATTTTAGAGCGTTCCGATAGGGAGTCTATACCTTACCCTTGGGGTTGCTTAAACGAGCTTACACACGGTTTTAGACCCCAAGAATTGGTTACGATAACTTCCGGTTCCGGCATGGGTAAATCACAAATTGTAAGGGAACTTGAATATTATTTATTAAATGCTACCGAAGATAATATCGGAGTGTTAGCATTAGAGGAGGATATTACCAAGACTGCCCTTGGTATTATGTCCATTGAAGCGAATCGTTTACTTCACTTGGATAAAGATGTAAGTGAGGCAGAGAAGAGAAAATATTGGGAGAATACTTTAGGTAAAGGCCGGGTATACTTATTTGACCATTGGGGCTCCACAAATGAGGATAACCTTTTGGGTAGAATCAGATACATGGCTAAAGGTCTGGATTGTAAATGGATTATCCTTGACCACTTGAGTATTGTTGTGAGCGATCAGGAAACTGGCGATGAACGAAAAGCTATTGATAGTATTATGACTAACTTGAGAAAGCTTGTTCAAGAGACTGGCGTTGGTTTATTCCTTGTTTCTCACTTGAGAAGACCAAGCGGTTCAAAAGCTCACGAAGATGGCGGCAAGATAAGCTTAGGTGAACTTAGAGGTTCAGCGGCTATCGCTCAGTTGTCGGATATCGTGATTGGTTTGGAGCGTGATCAACAACACAATGATCCCAAAATAAGAAACACAACTACAGTTCGAGTACTTAAAAATCGCTATGTGGGACTAACGGGCCCCGCTTGTTATTTGTTTTATGATAAAGATACAGGTCGTATGCATGAAACAAGTTGCCCGGTAGAAGATGAGAACTTTTAATGAAAAAGTACGTCATCGACATAGAGGCGAATGGTCTTAGGCCCGATACTGTATGGTGTATTTGTATCCATGATTTGGAGACAGATGAAGGGACATCTTGGGTAGATACAGCACTCAATGATTTCTCAAAATGGGTTGAGGATAATAAACCTATGGAACTCATCGGTCACAATATTATTGGTTATGATATACCAGTGATGGAGAAGTTACTTAAAGTTGATTTCTCTGAGTGTAAGATAACGGATACTTTAGTTATGTCTAGACTTGAATCACCCTCTAGAGAAGGGGGACATTCTTTAGATAATTGGGGTATTATGTTGAATTTTCCTAAAGGGGAACATAATGATTGGACTGCTTTTTCTTATGATATGTTATCGTATTGCATACGTGATGTTAAGCTTAATGTACAGGTGTACAGGGCGTTACTACACAAACTTAGAGTTTTTGGCTCTGAAAGCATTGATCTTGAGCATCAGGTTCAAAGCATCATTACAAAACAAATTGATCGAGGATGGTTACTTGATCAGGGGAAAGCTTTAGAATTATTAGCAAAGCTTAAAGAAAGAAAGAATGAACTGGAGGATGAGGTTCAAAAAATATTTAAACCTTTACCGGTGTTTGTTAAAAGTATTGTACCTAAAGTTAAAAAGGATGGTACAATATCGGTAGTAGGTTTAAAATTCTTAGGTGATCAATGGGAAACAGTTAGTGGAGCTTTTAGCCGATTAGACTATCCATTGTTTAACTTAGGTTCTCGTCAACAGATTGGTAAGTACTTACAATACTTTGGGTGGAAACCTGAAAAGTTTACTGAAACCGGTCAGGCTGTAGTTGACGAAGATGTACTAAGTAGAGTCGAGGGAATACCCCAAGCTACACTTATTGGTGAGTACTTGATGATACAAAAGAGAGTCGCACAGATACAAAGTTGGTTGGATGCATTATGGGACGATGGAAGAGTCCATGGTTCGGTAAATCCTAACGGTGCTGTAACTGGACGAATGACTCATTCAGGGCCGAATATGGGGCAAATCCCCGCTGTTTACTCCCCTTACGGGAAAGAGTGCCGACAGTTATGGATAGCCCCTGACGGTTATAAGATAGTAGGTATGGATGCAAGCGGACTTGAAGCACGTATGCTCGCACACTATATGAACGACAAGGACTACACTAATGAAATTTTGCACGGAGACATTCATTCGGCAAACCAGTTGGCTACGGGCGTTGAAACTAGAGATCAAGCTAAGACTTTCTACTACGCTTTCCTTTATGGAGCCGGGGATTCTAAAATCGGAAGTATCATCGGCGGAACTGCAAGAGATGGTAAAGAGCTTAAGGAAAAGTTCCTCAGAAATACGCCGGCTCTTAGAAGATTACGAGAACGAGTTAGCATGGCGAGCGGAAGAGGTTACATTCTTGGATTGGATAGGCGAAGGGTCTATGTACGATCAGAACACGCGGCGTTAAATACTTTATTACAATCAGCCGGAGCGATTGTTATGAAGAAAGCTCTAGCATTGTTGGACGAGTACGCAACTAAGTGGAAATTAAAATATCACTTTGTAGGGAACATACACGATGAAATCCAGACAGAGGTCGAGCAAGAGAAGGCTGAGGTTTTTGGGAGGCTCGCCTGTAGCTGTATTGAGGCGGCGGGATTACACTTCAATCTCAACTGTCCACTCGAAGGAGAATACAAAGTGGGATACTCGTGGGCTGAGACTCACTAAGGAAGACAGAGATGTCCAAGAGAACAACTGAGACTTTAGTTAGAGATATTTATAACTTAATGATAAGTAGAGAAGCACCCGAAGATGTAAATGTGGATGAAGAGATAGATCGATTCGGGGAAGCAGTAAAAGCATTAATGAAAAAAGAATTTTCCGATGACAGGATAAAAGATAACAAAAGAAAACTAAGGTTATCTAGTATAGGTAGAACAGACAAGTACCTTTGGAATTCATTCCATAAAACTAAGTCTGAAAATATATTGCCTCATACTTATATTAAATTTATGTATGGACATTTAATAGAGGAACTACTTTTGTTTTTTACTAGGATGTCCGGTCACGAAGTTACTGATGAACAAAAAGTCTGTGAAGTGGAAGGAGTTATAGGCCACATGGATTGTAAAATAGATGGCGTGGTTACAGACGTTAAATCAGCAAGCAGTTATGGGTTTAAGAAATTTAAGGAAGGTACTTTAGCGTTTGATGATCCTTTTGGATATATTGATCAGATCAAAGCATACGCACACTCAGAGGGTGAACGAAAGTTTGGTTGGCTTGCCATGGATAAAACAAACGGTCACTTAACTTATTTGAAGTATGATCTTGATGATAAAAAATCATCTGTATTTAACTTTTTAAATAAAGAAAGTATTGTAGATCGCGTTAAGCACGTTAAGAAAATGATCAAAAGAAAAGAACCTAAAAAGCTTTGTTATGAGCCTATACCTGACGGTAAATCAGGCAATTTAAAATTAGCTATTGGCTGTTCCTATTGTCAATTTAAAAGGCATTGCTATCCTGAGTTAAGAATATTTAACTATGCATACGCACCTAAATTTTTAGTCAAAGTAGTTAATGAACCTAGAGTTCAGGAAATAACTATCAATGACAAATAATAAGTTTAGATCAGGATTAGAGGAAGCGATTTATTTAAAGTTAAATAGTAAATTTAAGTATGAACCTTATAAAATACCTTACATTATAGCCAGGAATTATTTACCTGATTTTGTACACGAGAAAAAAAGAATACTTATAGAGGCTAAAGGTTTTTTTAGAATAGGTGATACTAAAAAGTATACATCAATAAGAGATTCCGTCCCTGATTGGGAGCTTGTTTTTATACTATCTAATCCTAAAAAGAAAGTCAGGAAAGGCAGTAAGATATGCATGGGGAAATGGTGCGCTAAGGAAAATTTTAAATTTTATACAATGGAGAACATTGATTTATTGTTAAAATATGTTAAGGAAAAGAAATGTTAACTTTCGATGAGCTGTTGCAGGAAATAGCTGATACACATGATGTTGAACTAATCTGTGAAACATTAGAGATAACTCCTATGGATTTATTAAAGAGATTTGAAGATAGGACTATCCGTTGGTTGCACGATAACTATTATGATACACCTAAAGTAGAGGATGAAGATGAAGAAGAATAAAAAAGATGAAGAAATCTATAGACCTAAGCACTATAATTGTGGTACAATAGAGTGTATTGAAGCTATTCAAGAATCCATGTCATCACATGCATTTAAAGGTTATCTAAAAGGTAACTGTATGAAATACTTGTGGCGGTATGATTACAAAGGTAAACAAGTACAAGACTTAGGTAAATGTAAGTGGTACTTAAATAAATTAATAGGTATAGTAGAGGAGGAAAATAAATAGATGGATCAGTACCAACAGTTTATACACAAATCTAGATACGCCCGTTGGCTATCAGATGAAAACAGAAGAGAGACTTGGGAAGAAACGGTACAAAGGTACGTAGACTTTTGGGTTAATCGTGGACAGATAGACGATAAGACAGCTAAGAAAATATATAATGCGATTTATAACTTGGAAGTTATGCCATCTATGAGATGTTTAATGACTGCCGGTGAAGCTTTAGATAAAGATAATGTAGCAGGATTTAATTGTAGTTATCTACACATAGACTCCCCTAGATCTTTTGATGAGCTTATGTATGTTCTTATGTGCGGAACCGGGGTTGGTTTTAGTGTTGAAAGAAACTTCATTAATAAAATGCCAGTTATCGCTGAGAGCTTCCACGAGTCCGATAGCGTGATTGTAGTAGCGGATAGTAAGATAGGGTGGGCTTCAGCGTTTAGAGAGCTAATAGCTATGTTATATGCCGGTAAAATACCACAGTATGACATAAGTAAGGTTAGACCGGCAGGAGCAAGACTAAAAACTTTTGGTGGGCGAGCAAGTGGCCCTGAACCTTTGGTTGACTTGTTTAAGTTTTGTATAGATGTTTTCAAAAAAGCGGCAGGTCGAAAGTTAACTTCCATTGAGTGCCATGATATCTGCTGTAAAATAGCGGACATCGTAGTGGTCGGTGGTGTTAGAAGATCAGCTTTAATTAGTTTATCTAACCTGTCAGATCAGAGAATGGCTAGAGCTAAGTCTGGTGACTGGTGGCGAAACGAAGGACAACGTAGGTTAGCTAACAATAGCGTAGCGTA